ACCGTGTCATCAAAACTATAGAAGTTATCTGAGACCGAGCCCCAGAAATCGTCCAATCCACCCCACCACAGCCGCCCGTCATAAAAAGCTACCGCAGATGGCCAGCCGCTGTAATCCGACCAGGAACCTATGTCCCACTCTCTCGTAGATGTGTCGGCATTAAAACCTTCCAGCACAGAGACCGAGACACTTGTTGCCGAAGAGAATGCTGTGATCCGCCCAACGCCAGACCCGCTAAACCCCTCATACTGAATCGCAACAACGGCCGTTCCAGATGTGTGGGCGCTATCAATGAACCCGATGCGGTGATAAGAAACGACATTGTTATCATCGTTCTCGCCAACATGAGTGACAGACACATTCCCCGTAAAACCAATCGTCGCGGACCCGGCTGAGTTGTTAAAGTCCAAAAAGTCGCCATCCGGCCCCGTCAATGATCGCTGGAGTCGGAGCGTTCCAGCCCACGTGCCGGTCACTTGATACGCAAATGTACGGTCATTGAAGTTTGATGCCTTAATACCTCGCAAGGTATAAATGTCGGTATAGACATCATCTCCAGCAAGATTGATCGTGGTGTCAAAACGATCGTGCTGGAGCCGCACCAGACCGCCAACCATATTGCTGCTAAAAAACGAGGCGTCAGATGCGAGTGTTGTATTTCCATAATTCGCTGCGGGCGTTAGTGCGATCGTGTTGTTGCCGAGATTGAACGGGCCGTCGTCGCTTTCGTAAATTGCCACCGACCATGAGCGCGCCCCGCGCCGCTCAATCTTCCTTTGTTGCCAGTCCTTGCAGGCTAGAAAAACCACGTCTGCCGACTGGTCAAATGTAATGCTGCGGATCTGTGCGGTCGTCCAAGGTGCAGTAAGAACCATCGCCCCGGCCGATGCCACCTGAATGCTATCGATGATGCAGTCGCGGTAATTGCGGGTGATGAATCGTGGATAGTAGTCTCCGGTCGGGGTAAACGATAGGCTGTGATAGCCCGTATCAAGGATGGTCTCTGTGATGTAATCCTGCGCACCCGACGAGGAGCCGCAGCGAAATCGCACCGGGCCGCGATCGACAATGATGTTTAGCGCGTGTTCCGTGCCCGCACTCGATGTCGTGACAGCGCGCTCGGCAAAAGCGTTCGACCCGCGCGCATTAGCATTCATGGTCAACTTGCCGCCCGAAACAGCCGCACTTGCACCGGATGTTGCCGTAAGAGTCCATCCCGTCCCTGACGAGAAATCTCCGTTTGTGACCGTTGAAGTTACACTGGGGCGTGTGATGTAGGTATCATTCACAATCACACGTAATGCGGCATCTGTCAGCACCAGCAGGGCCACGTCATCGACGGCGCGAACGAAGGGTAAGAGTCGGCCTTGAACATTGCTAGGCGTTGCGGCGAGATACTCCGTCCCAGGCCGCACCGTCCCTTTGCCGATCGCATGGGGTAGCAGGTTTTCTTGAACTTCCGCTGCCAGACGGGCGGCTTCCTGATCGATACGGGCTAGGCCCGCTGATGACCATTCGCCGGTCGAGAAATGGTGCCAATGAGCATTGACTTTACCCATGACTTACCTCCACGGCGGGGTGCCGGAGGATCCGCGCGTACCGCCTCGGGATTGCACAAGGCGGCCAGACGGTGGGCGTTTCGCGGGTTGGTTTAGTGCGTCCTTAGACCGTGCGTCTCGGAGAGACTTGTCCCGTTTGCGCTCCATCTCCTGCATCGCATCCGCCCCCATTGAGGTCAGATGCGGCGCGACGCGGTGAGCCAGTTCGTACTCAAAGGCCCGTTCGTAAAGGGATGTCCACTTTGACAGATCACCCCCATACGACGTGTTGTCCGAGACATACGAGACATAAAGGGGGTTGATTGAAGCAATCCAGTATCCCGCTTCGTCAATGTAATTTTCTAGCGTCTGATAGAAGTAAGCATCCGCCGAGATTGCGTTGAGGCGTACATAATCCTCGGGCTGCTCAAAGGCGTAGCTGTGGCCGAACGACGGGGTGTTGCCCGTGTCCGGCTCCAGCATGGTTGTACGCAGTGCGAAGTTCCACAAACCCTGCTCCAATAGCCATGACTTGACCTTGGCAAACTCGTTATCGAGCAGATAGCGTGCTTCTGTATCATCCGCTGCGGTCGCCAGGGGGCGATGTTTGAGGATGGCCAAAGCACCGTTATACAAGCTCAGGGTTGTGGGCGTCGGCATTACGCGGCATCCTTCTTATCGGGCTTGACCGAAGGCTTTGGCATCGTCAGACCGTTGTCCTTGAGATACTTGGCCATCGCCTTGTCGGCGTCGGCCTTGGTTTTGTGATCGCGGGAAATCTCGCCATTCAGGCCGACGACGCGCCAGTCCGTCGCTGCCAGATGCTCAACATAGACCTTGGGGTTTCCAGCCTTATCCAGCGGCACCTCGGTCATGCGGCCTTCGTTGGCGGCCTTGGAAGCGGCAGCAACGGCTGCGTCACCGGCCGCACCCCGGAAGTGCGGCCATGGCTTCATTGAAATGCCGCCGACAGCAACGCTATCGACAGTCAGGTTGACATCGAACTCGCCGTCTTCCGCAACGACGCGAATGATGTCGTACTTCTTGAATTTGTTGGCATAGTGCGCCCACAAGGTCGGGATAAACAGATCCTCGAAGGTGGTGCCGGGGGGCAGAACGGCAAAGCGGCGATCGAATTTGTAATCCGCCAGTTCGTTAAACAGCGTGGCGGGGAGATGTTTCAGCGTCATGGTCTGGTCCCTTGGTTATAAAAGAAAGGGCGGAGCCAAAGCCCCGCCCTCCAGTGCTACTGCTTCGCCGCGATTAGGTCGAGGTCGCAGCAAACACAACCGTCGCGCCGGCACCAGCCGTTACGACTGTAACGCGCCCCGTGGCATGTGCCGTGTAGGCAAATGCCGTCGAGACCTGGGTTGCGTTGATTACGTCTCCAGATTTCATGCCGAGGCGTGCGCCATCGGAAAAGAAGCTGGTAGCCGCCACCGCAGCCATAGTGTGGGTCGAGGTGTACCCCCAGACGGCACCACCAAGAGGGCCACCGCCCAGCTTGGGAACCGTAAGGAACGCAGGGTTGTCACCAAACGTCGTGGAGTTGTAAGCCATGTTTCATGCCCTCCCTTAAGCTGCCAGAGCCGAGCCATCGTGCAACATCTGCACAACGCCCGAGTTCTGTAGGAGCTTCGCGTTGTGATAGAGCGAAGCATTGGTCCAAGAGACCTGCTGCTTGCGCTCGTAACCGGCCTCCACCATCATTTCCGCCGTGTTGGCCGCGTGGCCAATGGAGTTACGATGATACATATAGCACTTCTCCGAAGAGGTACCGTTGCCACTGAGGTTGGGATGAACGATCCAGTTGATCCCGTACCAGCGGCGCATCCGCTTCGCCGGACCCGAAAACACCTTCACATCAACGTAGTCTGCCGAGGCAAACTCGCTGACCTGATGGAGATAGTTTTCGTATGCCGGAGAAATCACGGCGAACATATTTTCTTCGTCCGTGATGTCGACTTCGGCATTGCCGAGAATCGTTTTTGCCTTGGCAACCATGGTCAAGCTGGCTGTTGCGGCAGAGCCGGTCGTCACAGTGGCGGTGTCAAGCTGATCGATGATTGCCTGATCGCAATCGCGATTCAGAACCGCCTGCGAGGACTTCATCATAATCTGCTTCTGATCGCCCTGCGAAGCGAAGATGTCGAACCCGGTCATTTCGAACGGGGCGTGCTTTTCAATCAAGGTGCAGGTGTTCTGCACGTTGCTGACCGACTTGTAGGGGATCTGACCATTTGAGCCGCGTGTTACCGCCGTCTCACCGCCCGAACCTGCAACAAGGAAGATGGCCGACTGGCCTTTGATAACCGTTTCACGAACAGTCGTCTGCTTGAGCACCGAATAGTTCTGCTCGAAGCTGGCGACATACTCGTTCCGGAACTGAATCTGTGGTGCACTCGGCATCTCACAGTCTCCTTTCTGAGTTGAATATGTTGATGAGGATTGTCTTCGAGCCGTTTTCGTTGAGTTGTCCGCCAGAGCCGGTCTAATGCGGGTTGCCCTTGCGGGGCCGCGAACCGGGTCCGTATTGCGGGGTCTTCGATACTTGGCGGTAGTGGCCTGCGTCGTGGTCGCACGGGGCCGTGCCGGTCATTCCAAGGAATGATCGGGTTGGGTTATCCGTGCGATGGATGGAGGCAGGGGATGGAACTCTCTGGAAATACCGGAGAGTTCACACCGCTGCTTCCTTACTCGTCGTAGTGAGCCGGAGCGCCGCCCTTGCGGCCCATTTCGCGCTCCAAAATCTTGGCGTATTCCTTGTCCATGCCGTCTGCGAGGTACTTCTTGAAGTCTGTCTTCATGGTCCGCTCGATCTCATCCTTGCGGCTCGCCATCGTCGCCTTCACGTCACCCGTCACGATCGGGCCGTCGCCGTAGACTTCGCTGGCAATCTGCGCCCACATCTTGAGGAATGCCGGGTTGTTACGAAGCAGATTTCCCTGCCCGTCGCGGGCCGTCATCAGCGCATCTTTGACATCGGTCGGGATGATGTCCGTGTTGTTGAGGGTCCGCTTCACCAGTTCGATGTTGCCGCGATAGTCATTGCCCCAGTCGGCACGAAGGGCGTCTTCGGCCTGCGAATGAAACGACTTGTCAGCTTCGTACC